CACTTAAATAATATAAACGAAGAAGGTAAAATTACAAAACTTAATCATTATATTTGGCAACGATATGCCTCTAGTGTTTGGGATGATATTAGAATAGATAATGTTTTACCATTCAGAGACTCAAAAGAAGAGGATGACGAAAAGCACGTACACCCATTACAATTAGACGTAATTGATAGGATAGTAGAATTATATTCAAATCCTAATGAAGTTGTTTTAACTCCATTTATGGGAGTAGGTAGTGAGGTTTTTAGTCCTGTATCTATGGGTAGAAAAGCAATAGGTATTGAATTAAAAGATAGTTATTATAAACAGGCTATTCTAAATTTAAAAGAAGCTGAAATAAGATTTAGAGAAAATAGTAAACAGTCACTTTTATTTAACGACTAAACAAAATGATAGTAACGATAAAGGATAAACAAAAGCAACTAAATAGATTTAGAGAAAAAGGGGAATACTTTAAAACCTTATCTACTGGTCTATCTACATTAGATGAAATCTATCGCATAGTTCGTGGTTATCCTTTATTTATCGGTGGTGCTGTGCATCAAGGTAAATCTGAGTTTACTTTAGAGTTGGCGGTATCTTGTGCTAAACTTCATAACTTTAAGTTTGCGGTTTATCTAGGTGAAGCGGGATTAACGGAAATATCAATAGCAGAGATTTGTCAGAAGTATATTGGTAAACCTTACTTAGGTCAATTTGCAATGAGTGAATCAGATTTAATAGAGGCTCACCAATTTATAGAGCATCATTTTGTATTCCTGCAGATAGATGACTTAACCGTAAAATCATTTTACGAAGAGGTGGATAAGGCAGAGAAGGAACTAGGGATAAAGTTTGAAGGTACTATACTCGATCCCTTTAACGATGTACGCAATGAGTCGGGTTCACATGGCGGTACTCATATATGGCTTGAAGAGGATTTAAAATATATCCGTAAAGTTTCTGAGAAGTCTAACAGGTTAGATATTGTAGTGTTTCATGTTACCGATATTAAACCAATGAAGGACGATAATACAGGTCAATGGTATGTACGGGGGGCATTAAAAACTGAATGGGCGGGAGGTCAGGTAGTGAGCAGAAGGGCAATGACTATGCTACTTGTTTATGTTCCGCCTGAGTGGTTATGCGATGAAACAGGGCAACCTTATGGTAAAAATAAGACTATCGTTTATAATCAAAAGGCTAAGCCCAAAGGTAGCGGTAGGTTAGGTCATGCTGTAATTAATTGGGACTGGAAAAAGAATAGATATTTTGAGGAGGTGAATGGAATGAGAAAATATATGTTAGATAAACCTACTAATCAGATAGCACCTCAGATGCCGATGAACGTAGGATTTGATTCAGTAATTAATGAAAACCCTTTTTAATGGAAGAGATTAACATACTAAAATTAAAGGCTCGTATATTAGCAATGTCAACTTATCTTTATTCGTCAACTGAAAAAGAAGGCATAAGCGAAGAGCGTAAAGAGTTTGCCTATAAGTTAATTGATTTACTTAACGATAGCCAATTAACAATAGAACAGTTAATAAAAAAAGAGTCTAAGTATATGAGTATGTACTTTGATTTCAAAAACAAAGTATTAGTATTGCAAAATGAATTAGATAAATTAGAAACAGAAAACAAACACTTAAAAGATAACTTATGCTAACATTATTTGAAAACCAACGATTAAAGTTTAAACCAGTATTAAATGATACAGTTGAGAATTTAAGCGGTAAAAAATTTAGATGCTATGGCTTTGGTGTAACCTTTCAAAGCGGAATTAAAGAGGATTATTATTTGTATAGACAGTTTAATACTGAGGGAGTGCCTATCGAGTTTACTGTTACCGATATTGAATATTGCCAGGCTATGGAGAATAAACGATTATTTAAGATATAACGTATGGTGCTTTGCGAAGGCGGGGCTTTTAACCACTAAATTTAATTAGAAAGATGAATGATATATTTAACGAGAATGCTCCTTTGAAAACGGAAACCCCCGCTTTTGCCAAACCCGTGTTACAGGAAGTACGGTCTATTAACGTGGTTTCGCTTTTTAATGGAATGGGAACTTTACGACAAGCATTTGAAAACTTAGGAATAAAAGTAAATAACTACTATTCAAGTGAAATTAAAACCTATGCTATCAAATTACAACAACATCATTTCCCTGATGTAATTCAAGTTGGAGATATTAGAAATTGGAAAGAATGGGATATTGATTGGAGTAGTATTGATTTTATAGGAAGCGGAAGCCCTTGCCAAGATTTAAGTTCATCAGGGAAAAGAGCAGGAATAAACGGAGAAAAATCTTCTTTATTTTTTACCTTTGTAGATATTTACAACCATTGTAAAAACTTAAACCCTAATGTAAAATTTTTACAAGAGAATGTAGGGAGCGCAAATACATTAGATGTAGGTATTATGAGCCGAGCATTAGGAGTTTATCCAGTACGAATTAATAGTTCGCTGCTAACCGCACAGTTGAGAGATAGGTATTATTGGACTAACATAAAGACTAAAGAAACGATGTTTGATGTTGTTTCTGATATACCGCAACCAAAAGATTTAAAAATAAAATTACAAGATATAATTTTAAGTGGCAAAGTAAACAAAGAAAAATCAAATGCACTTATTCAAAGGTACATTGGTGCTTGCCCTAAAAGTGAAATTGCTCTACAAAAGTTTCTGAAAAATAGAGTTGATTTTGGAAGCTATTGTGAAATAATAGAAAATGATAAATTAAGGGTATTTTCAAAAATAGAAATGTGCAGGTTACAAGGATTTACAGATAATTATTGCGATATACTTTCAGAAGAGGAAGCTGGAAGTTTGTTAGGAGATGGATGGACTTTACCAATTATAGAACACATATTGTCGTTTTATGCAGTTCCGTAGTATTTCCTGTAACATCAAAATAGGTATCGTTAATTCTTATTAATGATTCCTATTGACTGTTATCGGCTAGTATCAATTCTTATTGATATTGCCGAAATTAATTAAAATAAATAACTATGATTATTCCATTAACCATTCGTATAATGATGCTCACTTATGGCAATGTTTACACAATTTGCGTTACACAAAATGTGAAATTTCCTGAGGTAGTTACTTCTCAGTCTGTACTTGAAACTGGTTGGTATCAATGCCAAAACTGTTCTTTAAATAAAAATAATATCTTTGGGTTCTATTCAGATAGATACCTTACCTTTGACCATTGGATGCAATCGGTTATGTATTATAAAAAGTGGCAGGATAAATATGCTCCTGAGTTATGCACTAATGACGAGTACCTGCAATGGTTAAAAGACTTTGGATACTTCACAGATGAAAACTATATAAACAAAATAAACGATATACTATGAAAGCTATAATAAAGTTTGATCTAAACGATATTGACGATGTAAATAAGTATAAGCATTGTAACAAGGCTATTGACTATTCACTAGCACTATGGGAGATTGCTCACCTTCGTAGCCATTTTAAACACTACGATAGAGCGGTAACTTTTGACGAAGTATTAGAATATATTAACGAAGTATTTGAAGAAAATAATATAAACATAAACCAACTAGACTAATGACAGGAAAAATGCCAAAAGAAACATTCAATGAAATATCGAGAGGTCATTGGGAATACTTATCTAATGTTTATACTACCTCAGGCTTTAGCGGTATTAAAACTGAGGCAAAGTTACTAGGAGTACACGCTACTCATCTAGTGGCAAAGATTAAACAATTCAATAAAGAAGTTATTGAGTATAAAAAAATCAGTAGCGAATTAGATATACTTAAAGACTTATCGTTTACTGAGCGTTTGCAATTAGCTTTGAATTATAGTAATAATTATTTTGAGTTTAGCGATAATAATACTAATTTAGCCGAATGAAAATATCAGTTATTCACCCATCACGAAATAGACCTGAAAGAGCCAGTAAGGTTTTTAAGGAAATGATTTCTAAAGCCGATAAGCCTGAATTAATCGAATACATAATATCTATTGACAATGATGAAACTAAAGATTATACGAATATCACTAGCGGTATATATGCTCCTATTACACTTGTTAGCGATAATCGGTATTGCGTCGGTGCTATAAATAACGGCGCAAAAGCCTCAACAGGTAAAATACTAATGGTTGCCTCAGACGATTTTGATGAATGGCAGCAAGGATGGGATACTACAATAAGAAAGGCTTTAAAAGGTTATAAATGCAAACTATTAAAAACTAACGATGGCTCTCAGCAATGGATAGCAACCTTACCAATTATGGATAGGTTATTGTATGAGAAGCTAGGTTACATTTATAATCCACTTTACAAGCATATGTTTTGCGATACAGACCTATCTAGCGTCTGTGATTTAATAGGAGCAACAGTTTACCGGCTAGATATTATTTTTAAGCATAATCACTATACTAAGTTAAAGAACAAAGATGCCATTAACCAACGCAATGATGCAACTTGGAGTGAAGGCGAAGCAATATATTTAAAGCGTTTCAAACAAAACTTTGGATTAACTAAGGATGAAATAAAAGGTAAAATTAAAGATACTCATCATAAGGAATGGGTAAGGAGAAAATTGAATGATTAAGTTGTCTATATTAATACCTTCGATATTTGATCGTAGTGATTCATTTAATTCACTTGTCAATAATTTAAAGGCTCAAATAAGTTCCTGTGGGTTTGATAATAGCGTATCAATTATTTCATTAATAGATAAAAGAGGGGATATGTCAGTAGGACAAAAGCGCAATTCACTTATAGAAATGGCGAAGTCTGAATATATTGTATTTGTGGACGATGACGATATACCTAGTAATGATTATGTATTAGAATTAATGACAGCCATTAACTCAAATGCCGATGTTATACCTATCAATGGTTATATGACTACTAATGGAGGTAATCAATCATATTGGGAAATGGGTTTAAACTTACCTTATGATACAATTAAATTAAATGGCAAAATTATGTATCGAAGGTTTCCTAATCACATTGCCTGTATGAAAAGAGAATTAATATTACCTTATAAATTTAAGGATATTAGTTTTGGGGAGGATTATGAGTGGGCGAAGAGATTAAATGATGACAAAGTATTTAAAACAGAATTTAGAATAACAAAACCAATATATCACTATGTATTCACAAAACAACGAAGAGGCAATAATTCTAAATCACTTTAAAAACTTTAAGGGTACTTTTTTAGACTTAGGCGCTTATGATGGCATAGACTTATCTAACACTAGGGCATTAACTCAGTTAGGTTGGTCAGGTATTTGCGTTGAGCCAAACCCAGTAATATTTGAAAAACTATGCGATAACCTAAAGTCATTTAATAATGTTATTGAATATAGATTTGCAATAGGCACAGAGAATAAAATAGTAACGATGCAAATGAATGATAGTTACTATTCTACTCTTAAACAGTCTGAGGTAGATAGATGGCGTGGCGCATTTAAGTTTGAATCGGCAGAAGTACAGATGTTAGACTTTAAATCATTCCTAGAGTTTTCAAAGTATAAAACATTTGATTTTATTAGTATAGACTGTGAAGGATTAGACTATGAGATACTGGCGCAAATAAACTTAGACGAAGTTAAATGTAAAATGGTATGCGTTGAAACTAATTCTAAAGATACTGACAAGTATATTGATTATATTCTTAAATTTGAAGGCTTTAAGATTATTAGTATGAATAGTGAAAACTTAATAATGGGGAGATAGTAAACAACTAAACAAAACAATATGGAAATTAAATTATTTGAAGTTAAAGAATCAAATTATTATTATGATAATAAGTTATTAAATACCTCTGCTAATTCTCAGGGATATATAAGAGTTATTATAAATAAAAAAACATACAGACTTCACAGATTAATAGCATTAAAATATATTGATAATCAAAATAGTTATCCATGTGTTGACCATATTGATGGCAATAAAAATAACAATAGTATTGATAACTTAGAATGGGTTTCATATTCTGAAAACTCTAAAAGAAGTTATAGAAATAATCCTAAACAGTCTATGAATATAAAAAATAGACCAATTGTAGCTAAAAAAGATGGTAATGAATATTTATTTGAAACATTAAGAAAATGCGCTAAGTTTTTAGAAAGAGATAAGGCGGGAGTTCATAGATGCCTTAACGGTGAATGGAATAGATGCAATGGTTTTGAATTATCTTACGCAAACATTTAAACAATGATATTCTTTATTCATAATGACCAAAGACCTGAAAGGGTTAAAAATCTAAAGGAGCAAACTGAGTTTACAAATATAGAAACTTTCGGTATTCAAAAGGCTATATTTACCAGTTCACCT